ATTTTGACTGATCCTATATGAGCAAAAAAGCTGAAAGAGCAATTGAGATCGCAGAAAAGATTACCGAACTTTATGAAACGAATAGACTTCTTGAATATGAACCTTATGAGTACCAGAAAAGATTCCATGATGCCAAAGACATGAAGGGTAGGCTTGCTAGGCAACGATTGTTGATGGCGGCTAACAAAACTGGAAAGACCTTCTGTGGAGCATCCGAAATGGCATATCACCTTACAGGCAGATACCCTGAATGGTGGCAAGGTGCAAGGTTTTCAAGACCTATTACAGCATGGGCGGCTGGTAATACTACTGCAAATACTAGAGATATAGTACAGGCAGAATTACTAGGTGAACCGGGAGATGAAGACGATTTTGGTAAGGGAGCAATACCTAAACAGTATATTGAAGGTACTCCTTTAAGACAGCCCGGAGTTCCAAATGCATACCAGAGTTTGCAAGTAAAGCATGTATCAGGCAGGAATTCTAAACTCATCTTTAAGTCCTATGAACAGGGCAAAATGCAATGGATGGGTAAAGCCGTTGATGTAACATGGCTTGATGAAGAACCTCCGCAGGATATATACTCTCAGGCTCTTAGAGCGGCACTTAAAAGTGGTGGTATAGTCTATATGACATTCACACCTGAAAGTGGCATGACAGAGGTTGTAACTCAGTTTATGACTAAACTTGGACAGTCACAGGCTCTTTATCATGCAACATGGGATGATGCCATACACTTAGATGAAGATGTAAAGAAAGAAATACTTGCCGCACTTCCTCCGCATGAGAGGGATATGCGTTCAAAAGGAATACCAGTTCTAGGTTCAGGTATGGTATTTCCTGTAAGTGAAGATGATTTAAAAGTTGAACCATTTGCTCTACCTGAATACTGGCCTAGACTATGTGGCTTGGATTTTGGATGGGATCACCCGACTGCGGCAGTCTGGATTGCTTGGGATAGGGATACGGACACAGTTTATGTGTATGACTGCTATAGGAAATCGGCAGAAACGCCTGTAGTTCATTCAGCCTCAATCAGGGAAAGAGGCGATTGGATTCCAGTAGTATGGCCTCACGATGGTTCACAACACGATAAAGGCTCTGGAAAACCATTAGCAGAACTATACAGGAAACAAGGTCTTAATATGGCACATAAGCACTTTGAGAATCCTGAAGGTGGCATATCAGTAGAACCCGGTGTTATGGATATGTTGCAAAGAATGCAAACAGGACGTTTCAGGGTTTTTAACTATCTTAATCTATGGTTTGAAGAACTTAGGATGTATCACAGGAAAGATGGTAAAATTGTAAAGATACACGATGATTTGATGAGTGCAACAAGATATGCCTCTCAGTCATTGCAGTTTGCCACTACTGGAAGACCTAAGAAAAGACCACGAAAAGCAATACATACATACGATTACTATGGAGGTCATCAAGAAAGGGCATACGTTTGAAAGTGTTATATATGATCAAAATGAAATAGATGATATATGGGATCAGGTAAAAGATGAGGTTAAAAGAACTGATTGTGAATTTTTAGATCACCATGATATTAAAATACTATTAAAAGAAGGATATTATATATTATGGCTCGTAAGAGAAAAAGATACCCAAAATATTGTGGCAGTTGTTATTATTGAAATTGTCCACTATATTAGACATAAAATAAGTCGTGTCGTCAGTATCGGAGGAACTAGAATGCACGAATGGCTCACGTTCCATTTACATGCATTAGAGGAATGGTCTAAAAATAATGGATGTAGTCATATGGACATCTATGGTAGGAAAGGATGGAAAAAAGTGTTGAAAGAGTACAATGAACATTGTATTTTGTTAAGAAAACAACTATAACCCACAAAGAAAGGTAAGTATGAAGGTATATACAGAAGTTAACTATGAGTGGAAAGATGGTGAATTAGTAAAAACATCATCAGAATCTTTTGAATACTCTGGCGACATCGCACTCTGTGGAGGCGGTGGAGGAGGAGGAGGAGGTAACATCCTTACAAAAGCCGCAAGTAGAATTCATTCAGGCTTAGATGATACTGTTGATATTGTAAGAGATCCTGCTGGAACAATTAAAGGTGGCCCGGGTGGTACAATAGGTCAGATCACAGATAAACTATATGGTGGTTCTTTTCAAGACTTGGTGGAAGGAGCGCAGGGTAAAACAGAAGAAGAAGCAGTTGCCCCTCCAGTATTGTCAGCAGAAGAAGTTGATCCTCAAGCCGCTTTAACTGCACAGAACCAGAAACGTAAAGCTGAAGCAGGAAGAGGTGCGGCAAATATGACAGCCGGACAAACTGCAACATTGCTAACTTCATAATTCTATGGCAGATCAACAAGGCTCAAGTGATTTAGCCGCATATATTGACAGGCATCACGAAAAGCTAAAAAATAACCGAAGAGTCTGGGAGCGAGAGTGGCAGGAAATGGCAGAATATGTCTTGCCACATCGCTCAGACTTTACGACAACTCATTCCAAAGGTGATGACAGAATGGGTATGGCGTTTGAAGGTACAGCAATGCGCCTATTAAAACGCTTTGCCTCAAATATCCACAATGTCTTTACTCCTATGGGGGCAGAATGGTTTAAATTAACCACAGGAATTGCAGAATTAGACAAATCTCGCAATGTTGCCCTTTGGATGGAGGAAGCATCTAAAATAGTTAAGCATCATGTCTCAAGACCAGCATCAAATTTCCAAAGTGCAGTATATCAATACTACTTGGAAGCAGGATCATTTGGAACAGGAATCATATTTGTTGAAGACCAGCCGGGATTTGGCCCTCGCTTTCGCAATTTTCCTCTTTCGGACTGTATATTGGGTAGCGGAAGTGAGATGGAAATTGACACAATATTTCGGAACTACAAACAAACAGCAAAAGACCTGATTTCTAGGTTTGATCCACAAACTTTACCTGAACAAATTGTAGAAAAGGGCATGGGTCCAAAAATGCTGGACGAATATGATGTCGTTCATGCAGTATTTCCATCATGGACTATACAAAACTTCCTTCCAGAAGGATTTAACAAACCTTTTGCATCAATACATTACCTTAAAGAGAAAAAACAGATACTAGGTTTTGGCGGTTATGAGGAAATGCCTTATATCTGTGCCAGATGGGAAAGATCAGATCGTGAAATCTATGGTCGTGGGCCAACTTGGGAAATAATGCCTGATATTAGGCTTATTACTGAAATTGATAGAACATATTTAAAGGCTGTTCAGAAAACGGTCTCTCCGCCTCTGTTTGTGCCGGATTCTGGACTCTTAGACCCCCTAGATACTACCCCTGATGCGATAAATTACTATTCAGTAGGGCTAGGGGGCAAGGATCAAATCTTTGAAGTACCAACAAGAGCAAAACCTGAATATGCAGAAAGATTAAATGCAAAATGTACTGCAAATATCAGGGAGGGTTACTTCTTAGACTTACTTGAACTACCCGGCCCTGTTGCACCTGATGGTGACGTAATGAGATTTAGTGCAACTGAGGTATCAGTCAGGATGAGACAAAGAATGCCTATACTTGGGCCAATTTTAGCCAGACAGGAAGGTGAATTTCTTGATCCTCTTATCAGAAGGACAGTAAACATACTGATGAGAGCATATTTATTGCCTGAAATGCCTAAAGAAATGAATAATCAGTTTAAGATTGAATATATTAACCCTGTATCAATTGCAATGAGGTCTGGAGAAATAAGTTCCATGAATCAGCTATTTGAAATGATAATGCCTCTTGCACAGATTGATCAGACAATACCAATGTATTTTAATACTCAGCAAATACTGAAAAATACTGCTGAAGTCTTGCAAATACCAACTTCTAACTTGAGAACTGAAGAAGAAGTACAGCAAATGATAGAAGAACAGCAAAGACAGCAACAAGTACAAGAACAAATGCAACAAGCACAAGTAGCTGGTCAGTTAAATGAATCAATGGCAAAAGCTGAAGCACTAAGGTCTGAAGCGGCATGATTTCACGCTGGTTACAGGAAAAAGAGAAAAGAACACAGTTTAAAGAGGTTTTTAGCGGAGAAGAAGGAAAGGATGTATTGGCAATGCTTGCTAATGCTCACTTTGTCTTTAGAACATCTCATGCTAATGACCCTTATACATCTGCATGGCAGGAAGGTAGAAGAACTGTAGTATTAGAGATTATTAATCTAGTAGGTGCAGATTTGGAAGCCATAAGAAAACGTATTGACATGCAGGAACAAGCTCGACAACAAAATCGAGCATAACCTTAAACATAAATTATTATGTCAGAAGAAGCACAGGCTCCTGAAAGTACAGGGCAAGCTGAGAGTGGCGAAACTTCGGCTTTAGCATTTAATGCATCCTCTATGCCGGAAGGTTTAAGGGATGAACCAAGTCTCCAGACATTTGACTCAGTAGATAAACTCGCTAAGTCCTACGTTAATGCAGTCAAAAAGATTGGTGGCGACCCAAATAACATGATTAATATCCCAAAAGAAGGAGAAAGTTGGGATCATGTATATAATCAATTAGGAAGACCAGAGCGTTCAGATGGTTATGATCTTGGAGAGGACGATGAAGGAGTTCTTGATGATTTCAAACAATTCTCACACGATATTGGTCTTACACAGCATCAAGCAGAAAATATACTTGGTGCATATAATGATATACAAGAGCAGGAAGCAGAACAATTCCAGCAAAGTATTAAAGATTTAGAAGTCCAGACTACCATTGAATTGCAACGTGAATGGGGCAAAAACTTTGATGGTAATATGGATTATGCTAAACGTGCATATTCACAATTTGCATCTCCAGAACTGTCTCAAGTATTAGATAATACAGGTCTTGGCAATCATCCAGAGATGATCAGGGCATTTTCTAAAATTGGACAGATGTTAGGAGAAGAATCTCTAGCAGTAGGAACTGGTTTGGGACAATCGCAAATGTCACCTCAAGCCGCACAACAAGAAATTCAAGCATTATATTCTGATAAGGATTTCTCTAAGGCTTATCGTGATAATCGCGACCCCGGGCATCAAACTGCAATGAGAAAAATGGATAGGCTTTTTAAACAGGCATATCCAAATCAAAGACGAGTACGATAACATCACGCCTCTATAGTAGAGGTTCTACCGAAATAACGATAATAGGCAGATAAGCGTAAGCCCTGCTGAAAAGTCTGTTGTGACCCTTTATGGATAATCACTAGGTATAGTGATATAACTTTTTTTCATAATGGTAACAATATGGCTAATTTTTATGACATTGAAACCTCGTATATACATCGCTATTCTGCTGATGTATTACATGCGCTTCAACAAAAGACTGCACGAGTTCGTAACTTCGTGACTAATAAGCCAAACTGTCAAGGTGTTGCCGAGTTCATAGATAAGATCGGAACTAACGAAGCACTAGACAAAGTTGCCCGATTTGCAGATTCACCAGTACAAGCAATTGCACACCAACGTAGGAGAGTATCAGCACAGCCTAAACATGCTGGATTCTTTGTAGAAGGTTTTGACACTCGTAGAATGAACTATGATGTGTTCCAACCTTATGCAGAAGCTACGTCAATGGCAATGGCTCGTAAGATGGATGATGTGATCATTGATGCCGCATTTGGTTCAGCATATGAATCAGATGGTGGCGTTATGGACGGAGCAACAGAAATAGTTTGGAATGACTCAAACTTCCCTAAACAGTTTATTGGAAAAGACTACTCAGTTGGTACTGCAACAGTTGATATGAGTGGTATTGATAATACTGCATCAAATGCTCGTACTTTATCAATCGACAAACTGTTAAAGGCTCGTAGAATTCTATCTGAAAATGAAGCAGATCAATATGATGAAGGTGGTAACCCACTTTATTTCATTGTATGTTCAGCCTCACAGATTGAATCTCTGTTACATTCCCAACAAATCCAAAGCTCGGATTATAATAACATTCGTGCATTGGTTGAAGGACAAACCAACTATTTTGCTGGATTCCAGTTTATTAGGCATGAAGGTCTGCCTACTACTGGTACTGGTGATTCATTGGTTGAGAAAGTGCTTTGCTTTCATCCGCAAGGGTTGGCTTTCTGTTCTTGGGAAGAACCTATAACTGAAATTGAGCGACGTTCTGACAAATCGTTTGTTCCATATGCATATTTTGAAATGGATATTGGAGCAACTCGTGTTTGGGAAGAAATGGTCATTCAAATTGACTGTTTCAAAACAGCTTAACCCCAAACTATGAAAGGACAATATGGCTAATTTATATGCAGTAGATTACAAAAAACGCTTTGTAACACTTCCTGCGAAGTTGACTGATGTCGCTACGCAAGGTGGTCGTTTACGAGTTATGTATGATACACATACAGTTATTGCATCTGATGCTCAAAACGATGTTCTCTATGTTGGAAGACTCCCCGGAGGTTCTAAGATATGGGAAGCATCTATATCAACATCTGCAACATTAGGTAGTGGAGCAAATGTAGATATGGGATGGCAAGCAGTAAGTGCAACTGCAACTGCCACTAATACTGATTTAGATGGAATATTCGATGGAAAAGCTACAGAAGGTGCTTTGACATGGTTTTGGAATGGTGGAACAGGAAGCTCAGCGGCTAATAAAGCTGGTGCTGTTGTAAATTCACCAATTTCTATCCCAGATGAAGCAGATATTGTCGTTACATTATTAGGTAGCGATCCTGCGGCAGATGTCGTAATCAAGTGTATGATTATGTACTCTATTGACTAATATCAATCGGGGGTTGGGAAACTGACCCCCACTCTTAACAGTTTATTATGGACAAAACTGGTATAGCTAATCTTGCCTTGAGTAATCTAGGTGAGGCTAGAATACAATCTCTTACAGAAGACAGTTCCAGAGCAAGAGCATGTAGTGCAAGAATGGATCAGGTTATTGAATCT